ATATGTGTATCAATACCTAGTTCTTCTAATCTATTCCAAAATACTTTCTTAAAATTGTGTGCTGTGTTATGATTAATAAATTTTCTTCTATCAACAACATCACCTAAATGCACTAAAGTTTTGATATTGTTTTCTATTAAATATGGAAAAAAGGTATCATTATAAAATTTATTTTGATATTCTATAAATGCAGGACTATCGTTTCTGCAACCAAAATGTGTGTCGTTTAATAAAGCTATCTTCATAATTCTAAATAAAAATTACAACTAATACTAATTCTAGGATTAACTGTTAAATTAGGTTCTACTCTATGTGTTAAATAAGAAGGAAATACAATTAACTTACCTGTTTGTGGAACGCATTGATAAGTAAATGTACTTGCTGGATTAGTTAAGTTTTCTAAATAAATCTCATCATTATACATTGTGCGTTTTACTTTTGGATCTAAGAACGTTATATTACCTGAGTCATCATCAGCTTGTACATAATAAACACACGACCAAATACAATGCGGATGTTCATGTGGATTATTACAATCTTTAAAACGATTGACATTAGCCCAACCGTTATCCATAATTACTTTAACAGATTTTTTATAAGGCAATGAGTTACAAATATCTACAACAGCTAAAGCAATTGCTTCTTTTACTTCTTCAGCCTGTTCAGACTTTATAAACTCATCATCACTTTGCCAACCACCAACATTTGATAGATTGGTAGAATCTGTTTCTTTTTCTAGTAGTAATATATGTTGTGCAAGTTCTTTATTATTTACATCTAACTTGGTCTCATATATTTCACTAGGAAATATAAATGTTCTATTCATCACATAAAGTATTCTAAAGTACTTTTTGTTTTCCTTGGTTTTCTTTTCTTCTTTTCTTTTTTAGCAGGTTCATCTACAATAGTATTCTTTTGTAAAAATTCTGTAAATTGATTTTTAAATTCTCTATCTTCACCAGGTTGTAATGTCATATCATCATAGTTTGCTTCTGTTATTAGTTTTTGTTTGATTGTTACTTGTTTTTTTTCTTTCTGTATTCTTCTAATAAAAGCAAAATAAATGATTTGTGTAAAATAAGCAAATGGATTGTTTGATTTCGTTGGATTGAAATTGTCTAAGTATTGTAAACAGTTCTCAATACCATCGGAAATCATATCATCTCTAAAAGTATAATTTATAAAATTTGGTCTGTATGATAAATGATTTGCAATTTTTAAAAAACATTCACCGATATAATCTGTAACAGGTGGTTTTTCTTCGTTAGCTCTTTTAGCCTTGTTAACAGATTTTCGATATAGAATCATTGCTTGTAGAAATTTTTTATTATCTACGTAATGTTCCGGTTTCTTTTTTGTTTGTGCCATAATATCTCCAATATACTATAAGTTGTCTAAATTGTCAATGCCAAGTTGATCTAATTCTTTATTTTTTGCTACACTAAAAGAGGTGTTAAATGAGATAATAGTCTTTCTCAAATTCTGTTCCGATGGATATGATTTATGTAACATACCAGCTGGAAAAGTTAATATATCTCCCTCTTGTACTTCAATGTCTTTGATTAATTTTTTATCTACCACGTCAAATATCTGTGTTTTCATACGTGTATCTGGTAGTTCTAAGTAATATACGTTGGTATAATTACTATCTGGATGAGTATGCCATTCGTGTTTATCTGATTGATTATATTGTTGGAACCATGCATTTATAATTTGCCAGTTCTCGCAATGTAAAAACTCTGCCATTTCATGCATATATGGTACTATATTACCAAAGAATATATCTAAGTATTCACGTTTATGTTCACGTGGTAAATCCCAATCTGAGTTGGAAATAATGTCTTTATTAGTATTTTTAGAAATTACAGGAAGCTCACTTATGCATTGTAAAATCTTATCTTTTATTTCATTATGATTATCTAACTTTTTGATAATATAAAAACTATTAATTTTTTCTATTTTCATTTCAATCCACTATTGACATTCATGCCAAAATACATATAATAGGGGGTGTCCCCGGTTGATGAGAGATACCTTAGCTGCTAGTGTACTGTCTTCTTAGTATCTCTGAACTCATCAAATATTTCATTATACTCTTCATTTCTATCATCTGACATTCTTTCTTGTGAGTATATCTTATCATTCTTTTGTTTCTCTTCTAATTTAGAATAACTGACACTTACTATGTTGTACGATTTAGTCATTTCATTAGAAGCATTTGTTATAGTTAATATCTTATCTTTAGGGATAGATACAATTTCATCATGTGTATAGTTTGTCCACCTTATCAAAGCTACATAATCTTTAAGACCACTATCAGTAAACTGTGGTACATATTTAATTTGTAAGGGTTTGCTTAATCTCAGGAACGGCGATTTATCACCTAATTGTTCTTTAGGTAAAATAGTAACTATATCGTCACCGTTCATTAACTTTACAATCTTTACGCCGTCTGTTATTTTACTTTTATCCATATAACTATTTATTTAAGTTCAACGCTGTGGATTTCATAATTAAACTCTTCTCCACCGTATATCTTTATTCTTTCTCTAAAATGTGCCAATGTATAGTTCTCTTTCTCGTTGTATGATAAATCATCTGCAATATCATATAAAGTTGCATGTGAATTATTATCCTTTAATCTTAATCCCCTACCAATACTTTGTAAATTTCTAATTCTGGATTTGCTAGGTGAAGAAAAAATAATGTTATGCAAGTTACGAATATTAATACCAGTACTGAAAGTACCGTAAGACGCAATGATAATAGCATTATCTGATTTTTCAGTAATTGATCTGATTTTTTCTCTTTCATCTGTTTCAATACCTCCGTGTACATAAAATACTTGTTTGTCTGTAGCTTTATCTTTTATCATATTATATAGTACTTCTCCATGTTTCTCTACATACTGAAACAAACATAGAGTATTACCTTGTAAATTGGATGCCAAGTTACGTATAAACTTATTTCTTTTTTCATTAGATACCAAAAAGTCCATTTCTTCCTGGTAGTTCTTATCTTTTAAAAAGTTTCTAGCTGTGTCATCATATTCTAATATTAAACACATTATTTTTAAATCTGCAAGTTGTTTGTTTTCTTGTAACTGACTTGTAGATACAACTTTATTGACTGTACCAAACAGTCCTTCTAAAACTAATTTATGAGTTTTTGTACCATCTAAAGTACCTGTAAGACCTACTTTATATTTACATTTATCTAATTTTGTTAATATCTTTGTTAATGATACAGCTTTAAATAGGTGTGCTTCGTCACCTATTATCATACCATATTGTTCAAACCACTTTTTAGGTTGATTATATATTGATTGCCATGTTGATATGACAACTCTTTTGTTTGTATCTTTACCATGTCCTTGATATACTCTATGTACGTTTCTATCACTATTATAACCATAGTCTTTAAAATCTTTAAATAATTGTTCTACCAAAGATGTTGTAGGCACAATAATTAACACTTTATTATTTTTCTTTTCTTTTAATCTAAGTAAATTATAGATCAATATTAAGTAAACAATAAGTGATTTACCTGAAGCTGTTGGCGATAGTAATAAAGTTCTATCTTTTTTTACTGCGTGTATAAACGCTTCTCGTTGATAATCTCTTATTTCTATCTTTGGTATTTTTAATGCTTTTAGAAACTTATCAATATACTTTTCATCTATATCATTATCTTTTATTTTAGTACCATCTACAATTTGTACTTTGTTTTCATTACACCAATTAACAATATAAGGATATAAACCCACATATATTTGACCAGTTGCATAAGAAAATAATCTTATCTTTCCGTCCCATACTCTATTTCTATATTGAGGCATAAACTTAAAACCAGGTACTTCAAATGTAAAGTACTCGCCAAGTTCTCTTCTAATATCAGCGTCAGCTTCTATTTTAAGATATACTTCGTCTTTTTTATCTATGATTAAATATCTTGTTGTCGTCATAAAATTATTTAGAACGATACGAACCAGGCAATCCTACGTATGGTCTATTATCAAATTTGTTTTCCAATTCACTATTATAGTGTAAAAATACTTGAGCATGATTGTTACCAATATATGGTAAACGCCAATGTTCTATATCACAACCTCTATAAATGATACCGTCTCCAGGTTTCATAAAGACTTCTTTATCTTCTCCATGTGTATGCACCCACATAGGCCAGTTCCATTCTTGTTGATCTTTAGGTAAATTCATTATATCGTATCCTAAACATAGTGTCATACTTATTTCACAACTTGGTCTATCTTTATGTCTAACTAATTCTGTACCAGTTGTATATAATCTATGATAAGAATATGTTTCTGTTAGTTTTAATTCTGTCATTACTTCTAATTGTGGTTTGATATAACACATTAAAGTATCAAAAGTAGGATCACCATACTTACTAAAATCACCAGGAGCTTGTGAGTCATCAAATATTCCATGAAACTCCCTTAATATAGGGTCGTTCATATCTTTATCCATGTTTTCTAATACAGATAATCTATATGCATTTTGTTTAACATATTGATATAGAAAGTGTGCCATCTTTGGCGATATGATACCTTCAATAGGTAAATAACTATATGCTTTAAAAAATTCTACTGATCTCATTATTTAAACGGCCTTCCATACATCCACAATACAAGTGAATATCTAATACCATGTGTAATTGGTGTTACACAATGATACTTATAACTTGGGAAAACAATAACTGTTCCAGGTTGTTTTGCTTCTTCTATTATTAATTCTTTACTATCGTATTTTGTTTGGTGTTCGTCTAAAGAAAATTTAAGATCACCACCCATATATTCATCACCACTATTTAAGTTTACTGTAACAGATAGTTTTCTTATCTTACCAACTCTATCAGCTGATTTAGTATGTGTAAATCTACGCTTTTCTTCATTCGGTATTACACCAGGAATATCTCTTTTTAATTTAGCAAAGTGATCTGAACCACCATCTGGATGCCAACCATAAAAACCACCAGGCCGATACGTTGTAAATTGTATATCATCATAACTATCAATATCGTATCTCCAACCTGCGTCAAAGTTTGCTTGATTTACATGGTCAATAATTGTAGAATATATCCAATCATATTTGTTTCTGTTTAAC